TGTCAGCAACATTTTTAATACCTGCTAATGCTACTTCGTATGCTCTAGGATGTTGGCCCTCTTTTGCCACATCTAATATACCTTGTATAGCTTCTTGGCCTCTTTCAATTAAATTATAATAGTTTTCTCTACTATACTTGTAATCGTTATCAACGTCTTCTTTTTGTTTATCTTCTGCTCTTTTTAGTTCGAAACCAAAAAGTTTCAGAATACTATTGTCTTGTTCTGCCATATATGTTCCACATTATATTCAATTCGCCCATAATAAAGAGCAAGTTTTATTCTTACTCTTTATTTATATATGTTTTAAGACTACGATGTAGTGTTACTTTCCCAATATTGTATTGCAAACTCAACTGTAAACTCTTCAATAGTGTCTACTGTTTCATAGTTTAAGTCAATTGCACTAATATTTATAGGGAATGCACCTCTAAAATTATAAGTCTTGATGACCGATTCGTCTCGGTCTAACTGTTCTACTAGTAAATCTGCTTGATAATCAACTGGATTTGTCAAACCAGTATTTGCTTTGTGATTATTAATACCATTCTGCCATCTTTCCATAGCATTTCTGACATTAAAATCAGTATCGTTAATTATTGTTGCAGTCCAAGATTCAAACGTTCTATCACCTGCTACTTTAAGTTGACGACCTCTAAAAGGTACAATTAACTCATTCATAACTGCCGCAGGTAATTGAGCGGCCTTACATAAAAATGAAGTCAATTCAACATCTGCTTCTGCATATGCAGGAAAGTTAATAGTCGCTTTAAAGAGATTAGGTCTAGCACCACCACCTCTTATCTTGGATTTAAAATCATCTACGCCCATTATTGCCATTACTTATCTCCTTAAACTGTTCCTACGACTTCTTCAAACTCTACACCAGTTCTAACTGCTACAAAGTTAAGAGTCACAAAGTTAATGCTTCTTGCAGGTTTAATGAATATACTTGCAATAAACTCGTTTCTATCTATAACTGCCGCGGTGTTATTTGTTGAATCACAAACAACCCTAAAGTCTGTTATACCCCTTCGACCTTGAATTTCTCTTAAGAAAGGTTCGACAATGTTTACGAACTCAGCACGAGTAAACTCATCGTTGAATTCAAACATTACGTTTCTACCAGCAATCGCAATTGCTCTTTCTATACCTAAGAATAATCGTCTGACATTGATTCTATCAAATGCAGATGGTCTAGATTCGTTAGTTTTATCACCGAACAACATAATACCTTGACCTGGTATATTTGCTATTGGGTTTATACCTGCTTTGTAAAGAGTATCTCTTTCAGATTTGTTTGGACTTAACTCGATATCTGTAATACCTAGATATCTACCACGTCTTTGTCCAGCAGGTGAGAACCAATTTGCCGCAACTAAGTCAGTTGCCGCCATTAGACCTGCAGTACTTGATGCCGCAGGAATCTTAATAAATTGGTCATTATACTTATCAAATACTTTCAGATAATTATTATCTTGTACTAGATAAGATGATTTAGTGTATGTGTTATTACATGCTAATACTGCCGCATTTGTACCTAGTACAACTGCCGCATTTCTACTAGGCGATGCAACTGCTACACAATCTTTTCTTAATGATGATGCAGTAGCAACTAAGTCATTTACAACTGTAGTTGCATTAGCATCTGCAATAGATTCTGGAGCAATTAAGAAGTCAACTTCAATATTGTCAACATCTTCAAACTTATCAAAACCTCTTAATATGTCATCTGTACCTAATGATGATGAACTAACACCACCAGTAAATGACCATTCGTTTTGACCTGTTCCAAAAGTTACATCAGAAGCAAAGTCTTGAGAACCATTTACTGCCGCAGTATCCCATAAAGAACCAGAGAAATCGTTGATTCCGTCTGAATCACCATGTCTATGGAATGCGCCAGCATAAATGTATTCTGAACGTGCTTTGATAACATCTTTGTAATAATTAGACGTACCATCAGTTGCTTTTGCATTAGAGGCAACTGATAAGAAAGGATATGTTTCTAAAACTGTACCAGCAGTTCCTGATATTTCACCATCTTCGTCAACAACTGCTATATGTATTTCATCGTTTTTACCACCAAGACCACTTACAAATGAAGAAGTCCCTGGTGCGGCATCAAATTGTGATTTGTATGTCCATGCATTAAAATTAATAGCACCACTACCGTCTGAGTCTGAACTTCCACAGATTGATACTAATAAAGAGTTACCTAATGCTCCTGGGAATCTCCCGATAAATGCTCCATCACTTGAGTCGATAGTTGCGGCCTCAAATGCATTTAAATTGTTTAATGCTTGGTTAGTTGCACTTGCATTAGTACCAGTTTTGTTGTTAACTGCTAAAGAGTTTTTAGCATCTGAGTCTGTCTCACGTACTACTTGTAGTGCATTAGAGTATTTTAAAAAGAAAGCGGCCGAGTGAAAGTCAACCGTATTGTCAGTTGTTGGTGCAGAAAAAACTTCTACTAGTCCTGCTTCGTTTGAAACAAGTGTAGTTTCTCCTACTGGTCCCCAACCGAAGTTACCTACAAAAGCACCTGTATTAGTTGCAACATTAGGGACTACTCCCGTTAAGTCGATTTCTTTTACAGTTACCGCAGGCGATGCCGAAGGTGTAAATAATGCCATGATTCTATCCTATTCGTTTGTCTAATTATAAGTTATCATAATACGGTTATATTTCAATATATGCTTTTATTTATACAAAAGGTGTTTTCTACCACTCTTCTTGTATGATTTGGTCGTTGTGTCTGTCAAACCACCGTTCTGCTTGTTCTTTTCTTTCTAGTTCTTGTTCAAACTGAGTTCCATCGTCTATGAATCCAACAGGTGGTACATCTTCATCTATTTCTTTCATTCTATCTTCAAACATTATTTTTTTCAAGTCAATGTCAGTTAAGTCTCTAAAATATGTACCAGAAACAAAGTAACCAAATAATACTAGATTCATCATCAAGTCATCGTGATTACCATCACTTGCTTCGTAAGATTGACCTCGAGCAGTAAATGTAGATATTTCAAGTATCGTTTGTTCATCGTATATCTGGAGTTTACGATGCTCTAGAATATCTTTAATTGATGAACACCCAATACGTTTTACTTTACGTGTCATTTCAATGCCAATTCTATCTGCCTTAACTGCAGATTCCATGTGAATATTTTCATATTCTAGTTCTTGATATAGTCCATTGCAGACTACAGAACCCTGGTCATTTGATTCTATAACAACATAACAGTCATTATAGAATTTGGCGTACTTATATATAATATTAGGAAACAAAACAGGAGAAATAGTATTATTGCGATAAACAGCGACTTGTTTAAAGGGCCTAGTGCTAATATCGATAACGTTAAACGTAGAATAATCCTGTCCCCTTCCTTTGCAGACATCTACTGTCATGATGTATTGGTGGTCTTTAGTAGGTTCTCGATAAATTAATAAATCACCATTTTCTCGCACCTTTCGTGGATTCTTTGCACGAAAACCCATAAGTGTTTCACCATTAATCAAAGTATCACCTGTACCAAAGAATGTGTTACCAAACTCTTGGTCGAATTGTAAAGCAGACGTATTTGCGATTGTCATTTCTTTCCATTTCTCGTCACGTCCAGGGACATCATTCCAATTTACAGTAAATGGCACAAACTCATTTACATTTTGACATGCACCTTCCCATAGTTTATGAAACGTATTACCGATTCCATTTGCAGTCGAAGTCACGATTACTTTCGTATCAGTACCAGCAGAAATAACAGGATATGTAGATGTGTAAAACTCATTGGCACGTTCTACAAAAGCAAACTCATCAAGATACAATAGGTTGACTGACATACCACGAATCGAACTACCAGAAGTTGCCGATGCGATAATACGACTGTTGTTACTAAATTCTAGTGAACCTTTGTTAAGTGCTTTGGTACCTGGTTGAAGAAAGAAAGGTAGATTCTCTAACATAAGAGTTATTCTTGCTAACATTTCTCTTGCTACTGCACCTTTATTTGCCAGTATCGCAATTGTTTTTTCGGGGTGAAAACATGCATACCATAAAAGATATGCAACTGAACTAATTGATTTACCAGATTGTCGACATGCTAATACAATAGAAAATCTGTTGTTATCAAAATGAGAAAACATTTGATGTTGATATGGATATAGTTTAAATGGTACAAGACCTTTGTCAAGTGAAATAATTTTTAGATACGTTTCGCAAAAGTATGCAGGGTCTTTGCTACATTTAACGTATTCTTTGATTTCTTTCTTAGTAAAGTCATGTTGAACACCATCACGTTTAACATTTACGTTACCGAGATAAGTATCATTCTTCTGGTTCAACATCTATAATATTCTCTTTTTGTATTAATCTTTGTAATTCTGTAGTTGTACCTACAAAAAGATTATTAGTCGTTTGTCCTATTTGTTTGATATCCTCTTCATTTTTTACTTTTTTTAATTTAGCATTAACGTCCATCAACTTGTCGTTAACATCTGCTATTTGTTTTACCATGTTACCAAATACTTCAAAAGCACGTGGGTGTTCTGATTCTCTGGCAACATCTGCCATTAAATCTAGAGTTTCTTTACTCTTCTCTATAAGTTCATAGTAAGTTTTACGACTGTATTCGTAATCTGCATCTACGTTTTTATTATCTGTTTCTTTCATGTCCTATCTCCAACCACCCAGTTATAATGTATTTATCTTCTTTTAAATCTGGATTCGCACGGTGTGTATGTGTAAAATATGCAGGCCAAATAACTAATTTACCAGTTTCTGGTTTTATTGATAGTTCTTGATGCATAAAATCTGTATATCCTGTATCAGTATCATTTAAATAAACCATCCAAACACCAAATCTATTTTCACTTTTTGATGTTTTTGGATTAAATACATCTAATTCAGAATGCCATTTAGTAAAACCACCACCTTCCGTACTTTTTTGAAATTTATATCCAGTAATGATATAATTTCCTTCTTCTATATGCCACTTTTTAAAACATCTTTTAATATGTTTTTTAATAATAGAATTCAATTGATTATAAAAAGGTTCAAAAGATTCAAACTTATGACAAGCAGTAATAGATACGTCTTTTCTAATTTCATTAGAAACATTTGCACAATTGATTCCAACTTCACCAGCGATTAACTTGTTTTCATACCAAGATATCATATCATTACAAACCTCTTTATTTAGAGTGTTCTTTTTTTCATATATCATATATTACTTATATTATCGGAATCTACTGTATTGAATCCATAATCACTATCTGCACTTACATTTGCTGGTGTTGGTGTTATATTTTGTGTTTTGTAGTAATCACCACTATCTGCCGCACTATCAATGATAAACAAGTTATTACTAACTTCACGAATAATTTTACTTGTGCCAAGTGGTCCATGAAAGTTTATTTTCATTTCAAAACTTAGTGTATATACAATTGTTCGTCTTTGTTCTATTGAACCTTCAAAGTCATCTGTAAAAGAAACACTTGTCAATGTAATTGGTACGTCTTCACTCAATGCAACATTACTAAAAGGTTTTACTGAAACAGTATATTGTGGCGTAAAGAATGGAAATATTTGTTCTACTATTTGTAGTGCATCGTCTTGAGACTTAGCATAAACATTTAAATCAAAATTAATGTTGTATGGTGTTGCAGTAAATAACTTTTGTCTTGATATTGTTGAACCAGCAAGAACTTTATTTAAGTTATTCATCTTATTTAATTGTCTTGTTTCATCGTATGCTATACCATTTATTTCAAAAGACATACGTGGTAATTTAATTGCAACGAGTCTTTCGTTTTGTTCGCCATTTGTCATTTGTTCTATTCGAGCAAGAAAGTTTCTTTTTGGCGCATATGATAGTGGCACTTTAACTTGTGAAATAGTTTCACCTGCAGAGTTTTGTCTAAGTACATAAAGATTATTAAATAACGACCCAAAGACACTTACCGCACTTCGAACTCTTTTGTGATAAAAATGAGTACCAAACATTACGATATATCTCCAAATGGATTACTTTCACTAAAGTCTAAAAAGTCTGACTCAAAATCGTCAAAAGTTTTATTCTGATTATCACTTAATATATCATTTATTTGATTTATTGAAGTCGGTGTTGCCACGTGTTGACTTTGGTCACCAATAATACTTCTATTTGTAGTCCATTCATGAAACAATCCATCAGTTGCGCCACTGTGAATTAGATGTAAAGTATTACCAGAATCAGATGCAAATGCAACTTCTCCAATCATATTATAAGTATCGAATACTTGTGTGACCGTTTCTCCTTGAATAAATCGACCACCACCTGAGTCAAGAGATAGATGATACTTGAAAGAACCTTCGGTTTCAATATCTTGTACAGTATCAATACCAGTATCAAAGTCTTCACCACTATATTCAAATAGTTCACATTGTAATCTAAAAGTAGGAAGTTGACTTAACTGATAGAACGGTGTTTCGGTTTCAACTCTCCTGATTTCAAAACAAGAGTTTGTTAAAGTTAAATAAATTAAATCACCTTCTCTTGGTCTAAAGTTTTGTTTTTCTAAATTAGCACCAATAAGTTGCGACCACCTTTTTCTAGATACCACAAAGTTTGCTTGGTCTCTTAATTCAATACCAAACTTCGTGAATAAATCACCTTCTCCTTCAAAACCTTCTGCATTCTCAATATACATTTCAATTTTATATGCATCAGAAAATCTAGAAGGTATATCATCTAAAAATATTCTATCTAAGTTTTTGATTTCTCTAGGAAGATAATAGACATCTTGTCCATACATCTGGAGTGCTTCGATTGTTATATCTTCGTAAAGTTGTTGTTCAGAACGAACTTTATTTTTAAAATATTGATTAGTTGCCACAATCTACCCTATAAAGAAGTTGGGCGGATAGTCATACTCGTTTCTTAGTTTTTCTATTTCTCTTTCAATTTCTTCCTTTGCATCATCAATTAATTGTCTACCATTTAATGTCACACCGCCTGGAAGTTGCATTCCTTCAAACTTACCTAAGTTCTCACCCCATTGTTTTTTAATGGCTGCTGTACAGTAATTTTTTAGAAATAAATTATCATATTGACTACCAACAGTTTCTAGTAATTCAATATA